GCTTCTTCGGCGGCGACGGTGGATTCGTTCACTGAGCGCAAGATCCGAGAGTCGAAGGGCAAGTCCGACATCTTCGTGCGCGATCACACTCCTTGGACGGCGCGGCCTGCCGAGACGTTTACCGGTGACTGGTTCTACATTCTGTGCTCGACCAGCTCCCTGAAGGCCCGCTTCATTGAGCCGGAGGAGTACGAAAAAATCACGGATGAATTCCTCTTGGAGAACGATGCGTGGATCATCGAGGTGCCCGAGGAATATCGGCAAGACTTCGAGACGAACATGGAGGACGCGCTGCGCGATATCGCTGGTATTTCGACGCAGGCTATTTCCGCGTTTCTCCAGAGAATTGACGCCATCGAGGACTGCACGGATGGCCGTGAGCATCCGTTCAGCGAATATGAGTGGGTTGCTGGAGGGCCTGGGGCTTTCGAATGGAACAAGATCTGTCGTGAGTTCGAGCGGAAGCTGCCTGGTGGGCACAAGGAGACGGCCTGGGCACCGCGTATCAAGCCAAACGCCTACCGATGGTGTCACATCGACACGTCCATCTCCGGCGATTCCAGCGGTATTTGCGTGGGGCATGTAGACAGGTGGGTGGAGGTTGTGCGCCGCGACGGGGACAACAACAGGTATGTCGAGGCGGCTCCTTCCTATGTCATTGACTTCCTCATGCGGATTAATCCACCACCCGCTGAACAGATTTATATGCCCGACCTGCGGCGGCTGGTTTACGAACTGATGGAGCATGGTTTTATTTTTGCCGGATTTTCGACAGATTCATATCAGTACATCGAGATGCATCAGCAGATTCGACGCCGTGGAATCAGTCCTTACCTTATATCGATGGACACGACGACGGATGCTTACAATGAATTAAAGTCTGCAATATACGAGAATCGCATCAGATTCTACAATTATCAGCCTTTTGTTGAAGAACTCAAAGCACTAGAGTATGATAGGATTCGTGGCAAGGTGGACCACCCCCAGGCCGGGTGTTTTGTGGAGAATACGAGGATACCATTGCTAAATGGGAGTTGCCCAACTATCGCTGAGATGAATGGACGAGAGGAATGGGTCTATTCGTGTACTCCTAATGGACGCATTGTGCCTGGGAAGGCTCGTGGCAAGCTGACGAAATATGTAATGGAGCTGGTGGATGTTGTCCTGGATAGTGGTGCCGTCGAGAGATGCACTCCTGATCATCTGTGGATGTTGCGAGATGGGACATATAAGGCAGCTAGAGATCTCATTCCTGGAGTTGATCGTCTCATGCCAATCAACAGAGTGTGGCCTGTGAATGGCGGGTATGAGCGTGTAACGGATCTTCATGGAGACAGGCATCTAACACACCATCTTGTCTGGGAGCACCTGAATAGGGGCCTTGGGCAGCAGGAGTGTGTGCATCATAAAAACGGAACAAAGACTGATAATCACCCCAAAAATCTTATTTGTGAGGAGCTTGCCGAGCACGCACGTCGCCACACGCTGAAGAGGCACGCGGAGGGCGGCGAATACAGTTACAAGGTCGCGGAGGGTCTTCAGGCATTTAATCTTAGCGAGCGTGGCAGGCAGGTTCACAGTGAGGCGATGAGGAAAACGAATGCTTCCAGATCCAAGGAAGATCGGGATACGTCTGCCAAGAAGAATCCAGGTTTTAGAAGTGACATCACCTTGGCATCTCTGGACAAGGCGAGAGGTGAAGAAAACGCCAACAGTGCTGCTAGGTTGCTTGGGTGTGGCCGCAATGTGGTGATGCGTGTTCTTCGGGAAAATGGGTTCGATTCGTGGGACGATTTCCTGGTGTCGGAGTGCGGGAACAACCATAAAGTTAGATATGTGATTCCAGTGAAACTCAAAGAGCCTGTGCCTGTTTACGATCTTGAGGTGGACGAGTTTTCCAATTTTGCACTCTCCTCTGGAGTGTTTGTTCATAACTCGAAGGACGTGGCCGACGCTATGGCAGGAGTTGTGTATGGTCTGCTGAATCATGCAGAGCGCTTGCCATTGGATGCGTTGGCTGGTACGAAGAATAGGATCACTCACGAATATTCGTGGGTATCTGAGTCCATCCCGGCGGACAAGGTGGATTTGCAAGAGGTCCGCGCCGCGAAGGAAGCAGGTGATGATACTGAAATCCTTCCTATCCTATTCGGTGACGAGTAAATGAGCGCTTTACAATCCATCAGGAATTTTTTGCTCATGGACAAGGAAAGCCTCATCGCTGACGAAGCGAGGGGCAATGCTGTAGTTCCAGTCGCCGACGGGACGGTGGTTCCTATGGGGGCTGACGCTGGCGACGGATACCAGCATCTCTCGGCCATGCTCACAATGGACGCGAGCCTGATGCAGCGGTACGCCGATTACGAGAACATGGATGACTACCCTGAGCTTTGCGTAACAGGCGATACGCTTGTTCGAACGCTGGATGGTCCTGTGCGTATCGATAGCTTGGCACAGCGGTACGCCCCAGGTGAGCGCTTTGGGGTTATTGCCTATGACATCGTCAGACGAGAGTTTGTGGCGGCTCAAGCGCACAGTCCACGACTCACAAAAAGGGACACTGTCTGTGAAGTTGTTTTTGATACTGGTGATGTCTTGCGATGTACCCTCGATCATAAAATTCTTACCAGGGATGGTCGTTGGGTGAAGGCGGCAGAATTAAGGGTCGGCGATAGTGTCATGCCGCTAAATTCACGAGTAAATGCGTCTGGTTATATGCGTATAATGCATCCTGAAAAGCCAGCCAATGAGCGATGGGAATATCTTTACAGGGTAGTGGCGCGAACAAAATTTGGACAGTATGATACTGCCGAATATTCCGTGCATCATAAAGATGAAAACAAGCTCAACGATTCCTGGGAAAACATTGAGCTGTTGACACCTACCGAACACTACAGGCTTCATCAGCCGTCATGGACTGATACATCGGCAAACTTAAAGTGGACAGATGAACGTCGGGAAAAACACGCCGAACGCTTACGCGGGAATGCCCACCGGAAGGGCAAAACATTAACATTTGAGCAAAAGGAAGCGCTTGCTGCAAAGTGGAAATTCAAGCAGCGAAGCAATATTGTAGAGCTTCCGGTGATGTTGCAAGCAGTTAGGTCGAGTACATCACTAGCAGAGGCCGCCAGAAAACTTGGCCTGAATTGGAGTACTCTGTGCCGTCGATTGTCTCGAAACGGTCATGATTATCGACGGGAGATTGGCAAGAACGGAACCAATCACAAGGTCGTTGCTGTGCGTGTATTGGGCGAGCAGGACGTTTACGATTTGACCACTGATAAATACCATAACTTTGTTGCAAATGGGATAGTGGTACACAATTCCTCAGCGCTGGATTACTATGCGGACGACACCACCATTCCAGACAGCATCCATGGGAAAACGATCTGGGCCGTGTCCAGGGATCATTTGTTCAGGGATTTGATTGATGACTGTCTTCATCGCAGGATGAGGATAGAGGAAGATATTTGGCCTGCTGTACGTACATTTTGCAAGTACGGCAATCTGTTCGCTGAAAACGTTGTGGCGGATAAGCTCGGGCTGGTTGGGCTGAACTGGCTGCCGGTTCCCACTGTGCGTCGTGTCGTTGGCAAGAGGGGCAATTTGTTGGGCTACGTGCAGGATACTGCGTGCGAGTTCAACTTCATCTACAGCGATTTCGAGAGACTTCTGAAGGAGCGCGACAAGAAGGACAAGGATACTACCCAGGGTCGCGATCTGGAGTTCTTCTACCCGTGGGAAATAACCCATTGGCGGCTGCGCTCGAAGTACATGAGGTCGTTGTATGGTTATTCCATCCTCGATCCGGCGCGGTGGATTTGGAAGCGTCTCCAGATGCTCGAAGATACCGCCCTTGTTTATAAGCTGACGAGAAGCCCTGCCCGCTACGCATTTTACATCGACACGTCTGACCTGCCGCCCAAGCAGGCTATGGCGCTCGTCGAGAAGGTGCGTCGCCGCTTCAAGAAGCGGAAGCTTATCGATCCCTCCACGGGCAAACTGGATTTCCGCTACAATCCGCTTACGCCGGACGAGGATTTCTTCATACCGGTCAGAAAGGACAAGGAGTCTACCCGTATCGATGTCATCGCCGGTCCCGATTACCAGAACATGGACGACATAGAGTACTTCCGAGGGAAACTCATGTTCTCGGTGAAAATACCGCGTTCTTACTGGACGAGCGATGCCGAGCCGAATAAGGGCCAGGTAGCCCAAGAGGACGTTCGGTTCGCTCGGACGGCGATGAGAATCCAGCGTGAGTTTCGCAACGGGATCAAGCAGTCCGTTCGAGTACACCTGGCGGCGCTCAATATCGATCCAGACTCAACAAAGTGGGACATCAAGATGTCTGTGCCGAGTGCCATCTTCGAGCTACAACAGATCGAGGTCTTGAACGCGCAGGCTGGCCTTGCATCCTCCCTGGAGAATTGGTTCGACAAGGAGTGGATCATCCAGCATGTCTTCCATGCGACAGAGGATGATGCCGCCTACGTCATGCAGCAGAAGGCTGCCGAGCGCGACCGAGAGGCGAAGCAGGCTGCCGCGACAGAGCAGGAGATTGCCAATATTTTCCCGGACGCCAAACCTCCAGAGCCGCCTGGCGAAGCATCGGCCCAGGAGGATATTGCAGTGGATGAACGGATTCAGAGGTTGATAGAGTCGCAAGAAGAAACTAGGAAAACTACGAAGAAGGTGTTAAAAGAAGTGGCCAAGATGAAACCCACCTTTTTCCGAATGGTTGCAAATGATAGGAGGCGATGATGCCGTATGTACAGGGAAGCGCTCTGAGTAAAGTATTTGCTGGCAGTCTGGAGGCCCAGACCAACATGATCAAGGATGCCATCTCTGAGCACTACGGGGATTCCCCGGTCAATATAGTGTCAGTCCACACGGATCATGCCTTCGGATTTGACGTGGACGGTAAATTCCTCAGATTCACCTACACCGTCGAGGATGGGGTGGTGAAGAACATTGACCAGAAGCCGTCCAAGGCTGTCAGGGTATGGGAGGATAACGAAGTCCCGCTCTTTGTCTCGAAGCAGCTTAAGTCGATGGTCAACAAGATGATGCGTGGGAAGCCGATAGAACGAACTCAAGTTCGCGAGGTCGCGTCTGTCATACAGAGAGATGAGGACTACTGGCTATCCGGTGTGTTGGCGAAGCTGGACGAAGCCACCGGCGAAGCCGCCGAGTGGACGAAGATGTATGAGGCGAACAAGGAGCAGATACGGACTTCGCTCCATGGCCACATACGTGAGTACGAGGGCCGTTTACCCAAAACGCGCTATTCCAAGATAGGCGCTGACAAGATCTCCGAGTTCGAGAACGAGTTGCGCGAATCCTTCGGGGTTGTGAACGCCGTTCTTCAACAGATAGTTGACGAATGTACCGGGATAGTGTTTGATAAAGAGAGAGATGAGTTTTTCGGTGCCATACGAAAATCGTTGATCGCTGAAGCGCAGACCGTTGTAGGTCTGCTCGGCAAGGCCGAAAAGTTGATGGGTTCCGAAGATTTGGAATCCATGTCGATGGCACATGACAGGCTGGCCGAGTGGGCAAAAACAATGGTGGTCGTAGCTGAGTATTTGAAAGACAAGGCGCGGCCCGATAACGAGGAGTAGGAAATGGATACCCGAAAAAAAGTCATAACGACTACCGTAGAAGAGGATTTCAAAGCAATTGGGTTGCCGCTGAACGAGGCCGAGCAGGGAATGCTCGGCGGCGTGCTCACCGAGGACGTTGGAACGCCCTTGACCTATCCGCAGGGGGGTCAAGCAGATCAGGAGCAGAGGCAGCAGGAGGACGTTGATCCAATCGACGGTCCTGTTGTGACCCGCGAGCTTCTGGAGCGCGTCTCGAATCTTCCGTTCGAGAACTTCGAGGAGGGCGATTTCGACGAGCTGCTGGAGGCTCTGAAGGCGAAGACACTCCCCGAAGATGACGAGGAGCTGAAGACGATGGCCGAGGGCGTCGTCAAGAAAATCCTCGACGAGAAAATCGGAGTGAGGACACGTCGGCACAAGGCGCACTCGATGGGCAAGAAAGTATCCTTCCAGTGTGGCCCCGGTTTCAGAACCGATCCCAAGGACCCGGCGGGCAAGCGCTGTGTCAGGTCGGTGGTGGCGGTGGGAGGCAAGGGCAAGCTCACCAGGGAGGAGCGCAAGAAAAGGCTCTGGGGACGTTCCGGCCAGGGTATGCACTCCAAAAAGGTGTCGGCTCGCTGGGCCGTACGTAGGCCGCGCAGGGAGTCCTCCGAGGGCCTAATCAGCCCATTCGCCGCCGAGCTGGCCGCTTTGACCGAGGGAACCTCCGAAGTCTCCGAGAGCGCGAGAGACGAGGTGATGGGTCGCATCGGTCGCATCTTCCGCCTGCTCCACGAGGAGTTCTTGGACCCGTCGGTGACGGAGATCTACGAGAACATCTACGAGGAACTGGACGAGGCATGGGAGGCAGGGAGGCTCGACGAGGAAGTCATGGAGCCAGAGGACTTCGTTCGCGAGGTGAAACCAGCGCTGTCCCTTATCATGAAGTCGTTGGACCGGCTGGACCGGATCGACAAAGGGGAGCTGGAGGGAAACTGAGCAGCCCCTCCTTGTACGAGGGGCAACGAAAACGGCGAACGGCTTACAGGTCCGGTCGCCAGGAGTTAGCGGGTGTTGAATCGCTCAAACCGTTTGTCCGTCCTGATGGAAAAAAGACGGATAGAAAAGTCTCTCCAGAAGCAAAGAGGAGAGAGGAGCGCAACCCACTTGCTCGAACAGAACTCCGGCACAAGCGCTGGAAGAAGTGGTGAGACAATGGCAAAGCTTCTATATGAAGAGATTCCACATTTTTCTCAGTTCACCATCAATGAGGCGAAGGGCGGCAAGCTCATCGCTCGCGGTGAGTTCGGTCGCGTAGGTGTGCCGACGGAGAACGGGCGCATCTATCCCGAGGATTTGATGAACCGCGAATTCGAGCGCCTGATGGAATCCATCAAAGCGCGTAGGGTTCTTGGCGAGTTGGATCATCCGGCTGACGGCAAGACCTCCCTGAAGCGCGTTTCTCATGTCATCACAAATCTGATGATCAAGGACGGCATCGTCATCGGCGAGGCAGAGATTCTAAATACTCCCGAAGGCAAGACGCTGAGGGCGCTGATCGAGGCAAATGTGCAGGTCGGAGTGTCCTCTCGCGGATACGGCTCGACGCAGCCGTCCACGGGCAAGACCGAGGGAGAGATAGTGCAGGACGACTTTGTGCTGAAGACCTACGACTTCGTAGGGGATCCGGCGATGAAGACCGCCGTTCCGGGAATCTTCACCGAGGATGTGGACGTGGAAGACGACGATCCCGCCGAGCTGTTTCTGACTGAGTTTCCAGAGATAGCCGAGGGCATCAAGTCGAAGGCTCTTGAGGAAGCCAAAAAAACCGGCAACAGCGAGGTGGACGAGGCCATAAAAGCCACCGAGGAGAGGGTTCGCAAGGAGCTGAGTGAAAATTTCGAGCGTGTATTGGCCGAAACGATCACCAGTGCCAAAGAGGAGTTGCGCGAGGAGTTGCGCGAGGAGCTGGGGAACGACCCCGAGGTGGGAGGAGCAAAGGCCATTTTGGCGCAGGTCGCCGAGTTGGTCAGCACCTATCATGCTACGCCGGACGAGAAGGCCGTCGCGGACGCCTTGAAGGCAAAAGAGCTGGAGGTGGCCGAGGCCACATCTGAGCGTGACGAAGCAGCGGAGAAGGCCCTGGCCGCTGCGTTCCAGTTGCATATCGAGCGGCAGATCGGAAAGCACCCGATGGCCGACACGATTCGCAAGCTGCTAAAGGGCAAGAAGTTTGAGTCCAAGGAAGAAGTGGACGAGACGCTCAAGGCAGTCTTGGCCGATCTCCCAGGTGAGGACGAAAACGACGACCGCGTGTCTGCCGAGGAAGCGAAGCTTCGCGAGGATAACGCGGAACTACGAGGAGAAGTGACCCTGCTTTCGAGCAAGGTGGAAGATTTGAATAGCAAATTGCAGAAGGCTGCGAAGTTGGGAGAGCGGATTGATGAGCAGCGCAAGGCTGCTGCGCTCCGTGCAGAGGAAGCCGAAGAGGCCAAGGAGAAGGCCCAGAAGCAGTTGGAGGATCTCAAGGAGGCCCACGAGCTGTCGGTTTACAAGCACGATAGGGTAGTCGGGTTGACGAACGGTAGAGAGTTGCTGGCCTTGATGGAGGATGTAAACTCCAAGGCTGCGGTGGACAGGTTGGTCCGTGAAAAGGGGTCGAGGGAAATCGCCGATGGCGAGCTGCGAACGATGACTCAGAGCCTAAAGAGAGGAATTGGGGAACGGTCGCAGTCATTAACCGAAGACAAACCAGCAAAACAACCCGCGTTGTCTAAAGCTGACACGGGGTTAGAGGAAGACGAGATGCTGGAACTGGCGGGAGTTACGACAGGATAACACCGCCACCCAAGGAGAGAAAAATGGACCAAGGAGAGATCGAAGCCAGAGCATTGCTCGAAGCCGCAGGACCGAGATCCGTGCATGACAAAAGCTACGCCGCCGCTTGCATGAACAAGTGGGGTAAGATGCTCAACGGCATCCAGAACGGCTATGTCAAGAAATGCACAGCCATCCTGCTCGAAAACCAGATGGAGCACGTAAAGAGTCTGCAAGAGGACACCCTCTCCACAGACACCGGCGCGTTCCACAAGTACACCTTCCCGATCTTGCGGAGGGTTTGGCCGAACCTGATCGCGAATCAGCTCGTGTCGGTGCAGCCGACGACCTCGCCGGTCGCCGCGATGTTCTACTACGAGAAGAAGTTCGACGACAGGAAGGGCACCAAGATACCGCAAGGCGGAATCGCGAACAACCCGACCGACATGAGCTACGACGGCGAAGTGAACTCGGGCGACAACATGATCCAGAACTTCGCCAAGTACTACAGCTCGGAGTTCAACGACTACGACGTGACCTGCACGGATACCGGCGTGGGCACGGCGACGCTGAACCAAGGTGGTGCCAACTGCCGCGTGACAGAGTGGTCGCCCATCCGAACTCCCGCAACGGACGGACAGCGGACGTTCTACGTGAAAGCGTACTACCGCTGCCTCGATGCCGATAACGCCAGTGCGGACACGGCGGTCGTGGCAACCCTGAACGGGTCCGGCAACCTGATCGACGACCTGAATTCCAACAACGTTGGAACCTTCACCGTCGCGAACGGCAACTGGGCCATCACTCCGCTGGGATCTGCCGGTTCCGCGTCGAACTTCACCTCCAACACCGTGATCTACTTCCAGTACTTCGTGAACTGGGAGCAGGTGGGCTACACCACCGGGGCCAAGATCCCGAGTATCAGCCTGGAAATCACCCTCTACACCGTCAAGGTCGAGAGCCGGAAGCTCAAGGCCCGCTGGACGGTCGAGGCGGTGGACGACATGCGGGCGCTCCACGGCCTGGATGTCGAGACGGAGATCGTTTCCACGTTCTCCAACGACGTGATGCTGGAAGTGGACCGCGAGATCGTAACGGACCTCGTGAACGGAGCGGCTCACACTGCCACTTACACTTACGCCGCAACCACTCCGGGCGAGATCGAGACGATTCGTGCGCTGATAACCAAGGTCGCCGCGATGTCGGCTCGCATCCACAAAACCTCGGGCAGAGCGCCCGCGAACTTCATGGTCGTTTCGCCAGCGGTTCAGGCGCTCCTGGATCAGCTCTCGACGCACGGCGACTACGCCAGCATCGAGCAGAACGTCCAGCAGACCAGCTACGGGCCGGTCATGGCGAACTTCGGCATCAGCCGAGTCGGCACCTTGCTCCGCAAGTGGGCGGTCTACGTGGATCCGTACATGGACGAGGACAAGATTCTCGTCGGCCTCAAGGGGAACAACTTCCTCGACGCGGGCTACGTGTACGCTCCTTACGTGCCGCTGCAAGTGACGCCGACCTTCATGGAGCCGAACGACTTCACGTTCCGCAAGGGCGTGAGGACTCGGTACGCCACGAAGATGCTGCGTAACGAGTACTACGGCGTGATCACCTGTTCCGGCCTGCCCAGCGTGACCACCACATTGCCGTAGGCAAAGTCTGGGCGCGGGTCTGTGGCTCGCTAGTGACGCACAGGGTCGGGTCCGAACCATCGGGTCCGGCCCTGTTTTTTAAAAGGAGTATGTCATGCAGCAATTCATTTTAGCCCGTGGCCAGAAGCCAAACGCCTTCGAGGGCGTGAAGATGGTCGAGGCGTCGGGAAACATGCCCAGGCTTGCGAAGAAAATAGAGTTCGCATTTCGCCCAGGTAAGATTGTAGAGGTGCCGGACGACGTGGACATGTCAGGGTGGGTGGATGGTGGCTACATCATCCCGGTCAGGCCAGGAAAGCCTATGGCGAAAGAACCCATCCCGTCTTCGCCCGAGCCAGTGCCGCCGAAGCCTGAGCCTCCCAAAGAGGTGAGTGTTACGACACAGCCGAAGCCGAAGGTGGAGATGCCGCCTGCGGCCAGGCCGAAAGTGGAAGCGCCCCCAGTGCCGCCGAAGCCTGAGCCTCCCAAGGAGGAGCCGAAGCCGGACTACGAGGAGTTGGAAGACGGCAGTTTTAAGTGCTTGCACTGTGACAAAACGTACAAGGCGAACAGCAGGGCAGAGGAGTACGTCAGGAAGCACGTCGAGAAAGAACACCTGTAGACGGAGGGTAAAATGGTCTTGTTGCATGAAGATCGTCTTGCCAATACCCTTGTGTCCGGCAAGATAGGGTTGCGGGAAACGGTCGAGGTGAGAACCAGGATGGGCCATTTCGTCGTACAAGGCGAGGTTGTCTCATCTACTCCCTGGGGCCTTGTGATTAAAGAGGGCAAGGCCCAGAATTTTTATGCCGATAATCTGTATCTGTTTTCCGTGGTCGAGCCTGAGTTGGAAGAGGTAGCTGGCAACCTGTTGACCGACAAGTCTCTCGATTCCAGGGTGGAGATAAAGCTGGCCCAGATGGAAGCTGGCGACATCCAGCCTGGAGCGAAGGGCAAGGCAGGAGGGGCCATGCTGCCTTCCAACGACGGCGACGACGAAGACGATGACGATGACGTAGAGAAGAAAAAGGATGACGGGGAGGATAAGACCAAGGACGATGAGGGGAAAAAGCCTGTGGCAAAGACTGGCTCTGCCATCGATCCCGACAAGCTTCCCGAGGACATCAAGCGCTCTATTTTATCAGCGAAGCAGATGGATGAGGGTCAGCTCAATGGGGTCTTGAGTGAGTTAAGCGACGCCGTCATGAAGAGTCTGAAGCGTGCTGGTGTCAAAGAGACGGAGATTTTTGGGCTGGTGGCCAAGATTAATAACGCCGCCTTTAGGATTCTGACGGGTGAGCCGCCACCGCCTCCGGCTCCAAAGAAGAAGGAAAGTAAAAAGTGATTCGCACAGAGGCCGAGGTCAAAGAGTGGATCTGCCGCAGGCTTGGTGCTCCGGTCATCAATGTGGAATTGACCGATGATCAGCTCGACGACGCAGTGATGCTCGCCAAGGAGTATTGGCAGATGTGGGTGGGTCAGTGCAAGGCCATACAGATGGATTTGACCGGCAGCACCGAATATTCCGAGGCAGACATGGGGGTGACGGATCTCGACTACGTAGTCGATGTCATATTCGCGTACAATTCTAGCAATCTGATCGACTTTTTCGCCTGGGCCGACGTGGAGATAAATCCGTTTCAGTATGTGTTCTCGGGTGAGGGTGGCTACGGTACTCTTGTTCAGTACATGCAGTATCGAGAGATGGGGAAACGCATTGTTTCCGCAGATCGGGACTGGGAATGGGATAAGGCGAAGCGCCGACTCATCATCGTTCCGAAGGATACCACCACTTCGATGGTGGAGATATTCTACGTATCCAAGACGGTGGACCTGGCCTATTTGACGAGCTACGAGTGGCTGATGTTTCGGCAGTATGCGCTGTCGCAGGCCATGAAGACGCTTGCTCATATCCGAATGAAGTTCGCCGATAAGCCGTCTGCGACGGGGACTTTTACACTGGACGGAGACGCCATGTACGCTAATGCCGAGGGCATGGAAGCAATGGTCGAAGAAAAAATGAGATCTTTGCAGTCGCCTGTGGCATTCTGGGCTGAATAGGAGGATTTACATGATCGACGAAAGAAAAGACGATGAGTTTTTGGCCGACATGGCTGAGATTTTGCCGGAAGCTGATAAAAAGGCTCTCGGGATGGTAAAAATCGAGAGTGGCGACAAGAAGACGCTCGACAGCCGAGTTATCGACCAGGCTTCGCAGTTGATAGAAAGCAACGAGGAACTCTTTGCGTCGCAAGAGCTGACGCCTGTTTTTCCATTGGCGGGCAAGAAGACGCTGAAGCCGTATCAGGGCAAGGAGTCGGACGCCGAGATCATGTTCAATTTCGAAGACTGGGAAGATGCCCAAGTGCTCTACGACTTCATCGTCGAGAGTGGGCTGCTCGAACCCGGCGAGGTGGTACTGCGGCACATCGAGGGTCAGAACGGCGTCCATTTTGCTCCGCACGTTCTCGTGATGAAGCCCGACGTGATCCATGCTGCCATGCTCGCCTATCAGGATGTCGTACTGGAAGACAGCGCGGAGGTGTTCAACGACATCACCGAGGGTATCGGCATCGTGCTTCAGGAGCGAACTGTCACTTCTGGAGCGCCGAAGAGGAAGGTGGGCAAGGGTAATCCGTTCCACGACAAAGACTCTGGCCATTTTACCGGGGCCAAGGACAGTATCGACTCCAAGGGAGGGGGTTCTTGGGCGATGGGCAAGACCAAGCTCAAGTACACGGGGGCGAAGAAGTCAAAGAAGGGCGATCTGGTAGTCAATTTCGGCTCGACGAAGCATCCGTGTGGCAGGGCCGCTCGGAAGAAGGGTAAGGACATTCGGTGTTGGGACGGCGAGGAAGGGGCCGGATTCAAAATTGCCAGACTTCTGGGCAAAAAGAAGAGGCGCGAGGATTTCGACTTCTACGACGGCAATCTCCTTACTGAAATCCGCGAGTATTTCAACTCGTTGTCCGAGTAA